AGCAAAGAGTATGTACAGAAAGAAATACTCATGCTTACAGATGAGCAGTTAGAAGAAATCAATATGCAATTGCAGATGGAAGAGCCTTTTATGACACAAGACCAAGAACATGAAATGGCAATGCAGCAACAAGCTGCCGGTGAAGATACAGGAGAGCAATGATGGACAGAGAAGCAGCAATCAGAGACATGATGCAGAGCATTGCTAGCGGTAAAGCTAGTGAGGTCCAAGACAAATTCAATAACATAGTGCAAGCTAGAGCCGGTGAAGCTCTTAATGACTATAAAACAGAGCTTGCCAAAAGTGTTTTTAAAAATCCAGAGTTAGAAGCAATGGGTTTGGCAGATGGTGAAGACCACATACTTGAGGTAGACCCTGCCGCCGAGCCTGAAACAGTTGAAACGGGAGACGACAATGAAGACGTTTAAACAATTCAGAGAAGGCGTTGAGGTAGATATCCAAGAAGCGCCAATGGATGGTGTAGCTAAAGGCTCACTACCTAATGATGAACATATGTGTGCAACCAAAATTTTCAAAGAAGGTTTTGGTGAAGGCACCCCTATTTTTGGTGAACACGCTTTACCTGACGAAGAAGGTAATGTTGCGTGGTATAAGGTTATGTTTGAACATGGTATCGAAACAGTAGAGGTTTCTGACGACGATGTTAAGGTCTTAGAAGAAAGCTCTCACGGCTCACACAAAAAGAAAAAGTAAGGGGAAATAAATGGCGGTCACAGTAGACGTACTAAAGTTGACACAGGTCCAGGGTGTTGTGGCCGTCAGAGGCACAGCCGACACAGGTACCTTAGCTTTAGCAACAACATTAAAAAAAGTGACAGAAACACAGTCAAGCCCTGCTGTTAATATCAAAGGACTACAGTGGACACTGTCGGCTGGAGCGCGTGCTTATGTTCAGCGTAATAGCAAAATTTTATACGAACTAATAGAATCAGGTGTTTTAGATTTTTACGGTTGGGCGGACAATGACGAAAACGATCAGGACATTGAGGTAGTTATTTCAGGCGGTACTGGCGGTACTGTTATTGTTGATTGTGCTAAAGTATCTGGTTACGGACCACAAGGGCACCAGGGCGCTGACGGAGACTTAGGCTAATGAGACTAATAAAAGAATTAAATGAAGACCTACAGTTTATTGTAGAAGAAAATGCTGAAACAGGCAAAAAGAGCTTGTTTATTGAAGGTGTTTTCTTACAGTCTAATTTACAGAACAGAAACGGTCGTGTATATCCGAGAGAGATAATGGCCAAAGAAGTAGATCGCTATGTCACTGAACAAGTAAATACTAAGAGAGCATACGGTGAGCTAGGACACCCAGACGGTCCTAATATTAACTTAGATCGTGTGTCACACATGATTACTTCTTTGAGAGAAGATGGCGATAACTGGATTGGTAAAGCTAAAATCCTTGATACTCCTATGGGAAATATTGCTTCAAGTCTTATTAAGGAAGGCGCAGGACTAGGTGTATCTTCACGTGGTCTCGGTTCTCTTAAAGAAAGAAATGGCATCAATGAAGTCCAGGATGACTTTATGCTTGCCACTGCTGCAGACATCGTAGCAGATCCATCAGCCCCTGATGCTTATGTACAGGGTATTATGGAAAACAGAGAATGGGTTTTTGTGAAAGGTGTCTGGCAGGAGCGAGAGATCGAAGAAACACAAAAATTTATTAAGAAAGCTAACAGTAAAGATTTAGCAGAAGCTAAGATGAGAGCTTTCAACGAGTTTTTAAATAAGTTATCTAATATTTAATTTGTATAAATATACAAGACAGTTATAAATCTAACCGAAAGGAGATAAAACGATGGGTGTAGAGTCTAAAATCAGAGAGCTTATGGAAGGTTCAGCAAACCGTCCTAAAGACAAGCTCACTGCTCGTGACGATAGCAACCCTACTCAAGGTGATTCAAACGCCAATCCTGAGATGCAGGACCTTAGTGGTACTGGCAACGCAGAAGGTGGTTTGACTTCAACCGTGGGTAAGGCTGCTTCAGGTAAAGCGAGCAAAGATGGTACTCTTCCTGCAGGTAACGGTGCTAAAGAAGCTCCTGCAAACTTTGTCAACGACAAGCCAAGCGAAACTGATGTGATGAAGAAGGCGTCTGCCGGAAACGTCCATCAGGAAGAAGCAGAACTTGAAGATGAAGAAGTAATTGTAGAAGATGAAGCCGTTGAGGAAGATGTAGAAATAGTTGCTGAAGAAGAAGTTGCTGTAGACGAAGATGTTCTGTTTGAAGAAGATCTTGCAGCTCTCTTTGAAGGTGACGAAAACCTCACAGAAGAATTTAAAGTTAAGGCAGCTGAAATTTTTGAAGCTGTTGTCACTTCCCGTGTAGCAAACGAAGTCGAAGCTATTGAAGCCGAACTTGAAGAACAGGCTAACGCTGAATTTGAAGCTAAACTGGAAGAAATGGTTGAGAATGTTGACAAGTATCTTAATTACTGTGTTGAAAACTGGATGTCAGAAAATGAATTAGCGGTTGAGAACGGACTCCGTAACGAAATCACTGAATCTTTCATCAAAGGTATGCAACAGGTATTTACTGAGCACTATATTGAAGTGCCAGAAGAAAAGTATGACGTAATGACTGAGATGCAAACTAAGATCGACACACTTCAAACTAAACTTGACGAACAGGTCAACAAAAACCTGGAACTCAATGAAGAAGCCGTATACTTGAAGAAGCAGAATATTTTTGCTGAAATCAGTGAAGATATGGCTGACACTGAGGCTGAAAAATTTGCAGTAATGGTAGAAGATATTACTTATACTAGTGCGGATTCTTATAAGTCTAAGTTGCAGGTTGTAAAAGAAAACTACTTCAGAAAAGAAAATACTTCTCAGTCAGCTGACACATTGGAAGATACTGTAGATGAAATTTCTTTAACAGAAAATACTGTTATGAGCCGATATGCACAGGCTATTAGCAAAAGTCAAAAGTTTTAATATTATAAATAGTAAAGTTAGTTTATAACAACAAAAAGGAGAAACTTAAATGTTTTTATCTGAACAGATTGAGAAGAAGTGGGAGCCTGTTCTTAAGCATGATAGTCTGCCTGATATTGCAGATCCATACAAAAGATCAGTTACCGCGGTTGTTCTCGAAAACCAAGAAAAAGCACTGCGCGAAGAAAAGAGCGCATTGTTTGAAGCAACACACGAAAACGCCACTGGCGCTTCTATTGACAACTATGATCCTATTCTGATCAGTCTGGTAAGACGAGCTCTTCCCAACCTGATGGCGTATGACGTAGCTGGTGTACAACCTATGACTGGCCCTACTGGTTTGATCTTCGCTATGAAGTCACACTATGCTAGCCAGACTGGTACTGAAGCACTCTTTAACGAAGCAGACACAGATTTCTCTGGTGCAGGCACTCACGCTGGTGCAAACCCAGTTGACGGTTCTTACACTACAGGTACTGGTGTATCTACTTCAACTGCTGAAGGCTTCGGCGACAGCACTACTCTTAACGAAATGGCTTTCTCAATTGAGAAGACCACTGTAACTGCTAAGTCACGTGCTCTGAAAGCAGAATACACCGTTGAATTGGCACAGGATTTGAAAGCAATTCATGGCCTGGACGCAGAAAGCGAACTGTCCAACATTCTTTCACAGGAAATCCTTGCTGAAATCAACCGTGAAGTTATTCGTACAATTTACAAGGTAGCAAAGACTGGTTCTGCTTCTACAGCAACTCCTGGTACTTTCGACCTTGACGTTGACTCAAACGGACGTTGGTCTGTAGAACGCTTCAAAGGCCTCATGTTCAACATTGAACGTGATGCTAACGTAATTGCACAAGACACTCGTAGGGGCAAAGGTAACTTTATCATTTGTTCTTCTGACGTAGCTTCTGCTCTTGCAATGTCAGGCGTTCTTGACTATACTCCTGCACTTAGCACTAACCTGCAGGTTGATGACACTGGTAACACTTTCGCAGGTGTTCTCAATGGTCGTTACAGAGTGTATGTTGATCCTTACTCAGCAAACACTGGTGCAGCTTCTCAGTTCTACGTAGCAGGCTACAAAGGTACTAGCCCTTATGACGCTGGTTTGTTCTACTGTCCGTATGTTCCTTTACAGATGGTTAGAGCGATTGATCCTAATACGTTCCAGCCAAAGATTGGCTTTAAGACTCGTTACGGTATGATTGCTAACCCATACGTTACTGATGGTTCTGGTAACACTGACGGTGATACATTCACTGCAGATCGTAACCAGTATTATCGTGCTGTTAAGGTTACTAACCTTATGTAAGAATAAAAAGAATCCCAATAGGGACATTTTTGAAGGGGGCTTAGGCCCCCTTTTTTTTATCTACACAGTATGAAATGTGTATAAATAGTGTAAACCCGCTGTGATAGCGACATGATTCCTGTAATGGATTAAACGGAGAATCTGATATGAGAAAAATATTTTTATTAATGCTATTGCCAAGTCTGGCAATGGCTCAAACGTACACTTCTGAAGTAGCAGAAATCATCAACAACAATTGTGTTGTATGTCACCGTGAAGGCGGCATTGGACCTATGAGTTTTGAAACGTATGAACAGGTACGTCCGTGGGCACCTCTAATTCAGATGCGAGTAGCAAATAGAGAAATGCCTCCTTACGCTTACGATCATGGTATAGGCATACAAGACCTACAAGGCGACTGGCGACTTTCACAAGATGAAATAGATACAGTAGTTGCATGGGTGAACAACGGCTCTCTCTACGGCGATCAAGACCTAGTAGTACAAGCACCTGCTCTAAGAGATCCAGAAGCATGGAACTTTGAAGCAGACTTTGGCGCACCAGACGCAATCATTCCTAGTGTAGCCATCGACATTCCTGCAAACGGAAACGATCTCTGGCACAAGCATTTAGTACCAACAGGATTGTCAGAAGACAGATGTATCAAAGCAGTACAAGTTAAACCACGAGGTAATGCCAAGTCAGTAGTGCATCACGCTAACTCATCTATTCTCACAGCAGAAGGGCGTGAGGGTATGCTCACTGAGTACGCTATGGGAAAGTGGGGAGAGATTGTACCAGAAGGAGTCTGTCGCACACTACCAGCAAACGCAGAAGTGTCTTGGGATATACATATGTTCCCAGGTGGTCTTGGCGCAATGGCTCCAGGTTCTGTAATCAAAGACAATGTAGTAGAGATCGGACTTTGGTTATACACAGAAGAGGAAAGCGCACAATTGAAATACAAACAAGATTTGAGCTTGTATCGCCTTGGAGACCAGGACGACTTAGTAGTCCCACCCAATGGATATGCAATGACTCAGGGCTTTCACAGTTTCGATCATCCTGTACGTTTAGATAGTTTTCAGCCACACGGTCACTTGCGCATGAACGCAGCAAGTTTAGAAATATTCTACCCGGAAACAGGACGAACAGAAGCAGTTAGTCAAATTTCAAAGTGGAGTGCAACATGGCATCACAGTCATTTATATGCTCCAGACGTAGCGCCTTTGATCCCAGCAGGCGCAGTTATCATTCTCAAGCAATGGTATGATAACACAGCAAACAATCCAAATAACCCAGATCCAGATATGTTTGTAATGGGCGGTTCACGCACAGGCGATGAGATGACTCACGCTTGGCTTGCTATCACTCATTTAGACGATGAAGGATTTGAACAATTGAAATCACAAAGGATGATAGCCGGCAATGATTGATGTATTATCTTACCATGGGCGTAGTAAAGACTGCGCTCAATGGGTTATTGATACGTTTGGTGAGGCTTCTAAAGAGTCTAATTATCAAAACAATCAGACTATGCAGATGTGGATAAAGCAATCACAGGAGGTCTTAGATGACTAGATTAAACGCAGCAGTGACTACGTTCGGTATACTTGTTTTACTTGCAGGAGCAAGAGCACAAGCAGACGAGATTGATTATGCGAGAGATGTTGCGCCTATTTTTGTAGAGCAATGTCAAGCGTGTCACAGAGAAGGTGGTATTGCTCCTTGGGCAATGACTAACTATCAAATGTTACAAGGATTTGCACCTGCAATTAAAGAGGCTATTGTGTCAAAGCGTATGCCTCCAGGTCAAATTGATCGCAAGTATGCAGGTACAATTGTTAATCACAGAACACTAAGCAACCGTGAAGTTGATACGATTGTAGCGTGGATTGACGCAGGCGCACCTGTTGAGGGAGATG